GAGAACCAAGCTGGTCAAGCAGGGTCTTCTTCTCCGCTGCCTTCGCCAGCTGTGCGTCCAGATCCTTTACTTCGGTGAGGATGCCCTTCAATGCGGTGACATCATCTTCGCCGAGTTCCTCTCCGTTGGCGATACACTCGTTGAACTTCTGCGCCTTGGCGAGTGCCGCAGCGCGTTTCTCCTTGAGATTCACAGTGAATCTCCTTCCTGAGCTGTCTGCTCATAGATGTGTATTAACTGCGACATGGCCTCCACGGACGGGTTGGCTTTCCGCTCCTCGACCTTGGCCTGTTCAGGCTCCTCGGTCTTGGCTTCGGCGTTACCGCTGGCTTCTTCCACATCAAGATTGGTTTTCTCCCCATCCAGTTGGGACAGGACATTGTTCAGGCTCTCGGCGGCAGCGTTGATCTGCGCCACTGATTTCCGCAGCGTGCCTTCGTTCTTCGCGGAGATGACGCGCCCAGCTTTGACCTCAGCGGTGAGCATTTCAGCAGCCGACTTGACGGCAACGATCGACGTGTCCTGATTCGCTCCGACTGGTACGAACGATGCCTCGTAGACCTTGAGCTTTCTCAGCTCGTTGGCTGTGGTGCCGTCGTCAAGCTCGGTCGTGGCCTCGTCCAGAACATCGAATGCGAAAGATAGTTGGGAAAGTCGCTTTCCTTTCACCAGCCTGTACACTTGGGCCGCTTTGGGTGAATCCATATCGAACTGGCCCTTGACCCACCAACCATGGTCATCGGTTCCCATGTCGATTGCGCCACCAAGATTGTAATCAGGATCATCCATGCGATGCCCGTACATGATCGGCATTACATTCCCCGACTGCTTCCACTGCTGGATGGTGTCATCGAACGCATTCTTAGCAACCACGTCGCCGTATGAGTCAGGTGTCCGCGTGAATGTTGACGGATAGACCAAAAATTGGCCTTCCTCCAGATCGTCACCGTCGGTCCGGAACGATACCGGCATATCCTTGAGCTTCATGGCTAGGCTTCCTTACTGTCAAAATATTTCATCGCCGCTGCATTCGCCTGATTCGCGAATATGCCCGCATTAAACTGGTCAATACCGGAAGACACGAGGTCGGCTTGTAGCTCACGTTCCCAACGTTTCCAATCGATACTTTCGCCAGCTGCCTTACGGGAACTATTGGAACGTTTCATGCGCGCAAACCATCGCTTCACCACATCCTCGACCTCGGCCGGAATAGGTTCCCCACCATCCTGCGGACTGGACTGGCCGCCTTTGGTCACGTTGAGTGGAACCACGAGCTGATTCCCGCCATCAAGTTCAGGCAGATTCTGACGCGCACGCCCTTCGTTCACTGTCATCCATGGCGCTCCGATACTGGTAGACAGCACGCTAGCCTGTTCCTCAAAGTCACCGGCAAGCTTGGACTGAATATTGAACTCAAGATACGGGTTCGTTGCCTTACTGACCTTAGGAACAAGGAAGGCGTTGAGTCTATCCTGAATCATCTGCATCAGAGGCCCGAGAGTCTCCGAATACAGCATCTTGCGGAATTCGCGCGTATTGCTGAAGTTCGCATTATCGAGGACTCCGACCATGACGGGGTTAACGTGATACACCTGGGCCACTGTCTGGAGCGAGAGCTTCGTAACTTCCAGGAACTCGTCCTCGCGAGCGGAGAACCCGACGCGGTTCATGGTCATGCCGTCCTCGAGCAGAGGGCTGGAACCGGCTTTGCCGCCGTTGTCCTGGTATTCCTTCCAATCCCGTTGGAAGCGTTCACGCGCCTTGTCATCCCAGTTCGGTGCATCCTTCGGACGCGACAAGTACATGCCGATGCGCCCGCCACGCTTCCACATCTGCGTGCGATACGACCACGCCTGAATCTGTTCCGCCACCACGTCCTTCAACGCCCTGATAGGTGAGACGCCGGACGCTGGATCGCAGGGATTCCACCCATGGAACACGATCATGTCCTCGGCTTTGATGTCGACGGCATGCCCCTGCTCGGGATCGACCGTGAACACCTGCGGGGAGAACACGTCTCCCTGCTTCTTCATCGTCACCCACGATGGAGGGATCGGTCGGATCATCCACCCCGAAGGGGAATCAGCCTGCACCACAATCCAGTAGGCGACGTCATAGAGCGCGATATCGCACACCAGTGAACGCAACAGTTCGAACTGCGTCATGTCGGGATTCGGCCTATTAAGCAAAGCGTTCAGTGGATCGTCAGTAATACGTACCCTGTTCGTGTCCGACTCCCTGTTGAACAACTGCAACCCAACCTGCGCGACATTGTCCCCCATGAAGGAGATCACCGTGCGAAGATGCGGCTGAGTGGCATACAGTTGCGCCGGAGACTGCCCCAATACCTGCGCCACGTCATCCTGCGTGAACGTGACATTGACCAGGGGACGATTGAACCAGCCCGAAATAGTGGACCAAACGCTCACACGATCCCCCTTTCCTAGAGAACCATCAGACCATGCTCCGCATAAGCGGAAGCAGTCATCGAAGAATTCGAAGCCTCGAACATCTCAAGCCCATACAGGGCGTACGTCTCCGCGATCAGACCGGAAATGTCCATCATGGAATTGTTGCGATCCCAGACCTCGACGTCACCGAGTTTGCGTGCCACACCAGCGGAGACGGCCTCATCGATGGCTGGCTGCGGCAGATGCCTCAGCTTCTCCTCACGCACACGGTCACGGAACTGGCCCGTGCTCGCGCCCAGACGGGGGCCATCGATCGAATCGACCTGGAAACCAAGCTCGGCCAAGGGGTCGATGAGATCCACGGCACGGCATCCCCTGCCCTGTATGGCAACCTCATTGGCACCCGTGGTGTCACGGATGCGTTTGAGAAGTTTGGGAACCCACATCATCCCATCCCTGCGGGTCACCACCTCCACATGCGGTAGCCCATCGGCACGCAAGCCCGCAGCGGCGACCCACGTCACCGAACCATCCGCAGTAGTGTCAATACCGAGCACGATCCGTCCACCATCCTCGATCGAGGAACCCGCATCACCGCCACGCTTCCACTTCTCAGGATCGAGGTACGTGTCCACATCGGCGGTAACCCACTGGCACAGCACCTCAGTACGGAAACCAGCCTCTGTCATACCAGCCGCGTCGGAAGCCAGAGACTGCACGGTCATGCCACCGAAGCCAATGCTCGGATTTGCCTGACACAACGCATCGGGATCATCCAACGCGCACCCGTCAGGCGCAGACCATTCGAAGAGTCCAATGCTGACATCATGTGAATTCGCGTATTCCTGGGAATCCTGAATGCCTTTCTCGACGTACTTGTTCCACTCGGCAATCTGTGCGAGACCGGCATCTCGCTGAGCTTTCAATACCACGCTTGTACCGTCACCAGCATTTGATATACCCCACAATTGCCCGCTCCAGAAGCTCTTCGTCGTCTGTGAGGTCGCATTCCATGCAACCCAGGTCTGCTGCTCACGAAGCTCATCCATCAGCACTCGGGCGGCAGGCTTTCCACGGGCATTCTTGGCCGCGCGAATCTCATACTGAGCCAGCTTCTTCGACTGGATATACTCCTTACCATTCGTATCAGAAACCTTCGCCGTATTCGTCTGCAGTGCAGGTACGGCCAGATCTTCGGCCTCCTCTGTATCCGGTTCGGGATCACACCACATCTTCACCTGCGCCCAAGGCTCGCGGGCAATGTCAAGGTTCTGGGCAGTGCCGACAATCTTGAACTTCACTGGCGGCACGCGCTCAGGATGACGCAAAGAATCAACCAGGAGCCACCAGCAAGCAAGGACGCTCGCCAGCATGGTCTTACCGTTCTGACGTGCAACGAGAACAATAACACGGCGAAACCGGTACGAACCATCAGGCATCAGTTCCAGTGCATGCTTCAACAGCCATTGCTGCCAAGGGCGCAGCTCAATGCCTAAGATTGCACGGGCAAAATCGATAACTTCAAAACCAAGGCTTGTTTCAGGCGTAAGCTTTCGTAAAGGACGAGTCCAGATACGCGGTTCTACAGTCCCAAATCGTTGAGAGACCATAGAACCGCCTCCTTGAGCGAAGAGAGAATCAATATGCAACCACAACAAGAACCAATTCCAGTTCCAATCTCAGAGCCAACTCAACAGAAGCCAAGATCTGTGAGTGCAACTACAGGTCTCATTCTCAGTATTGTTGCATTCCTTTTAATCATGATTGCGGTCGCAATACGAGGAGCAGGAATATTCGCAGGTTTAGGCAGTATTACAGCATTCGTCGCCCTTATATTGTCAATCGTTGGAGCAGTATCATGTCGGGCGACAGGAGTCCGAAGAGGCATGGGGATTGCAATTGCTGGAATTATTGCGTCTGTTTTTGTTCTCATGCTGGGTATATATGCAATACAGTGGGTCCAACAGATGTAATTATCCTGTTTTACTGTGTTTCTCACGAAATGCTGAGAGCATGTCAGTTTGAGTGCTGGTTTTTATCTTCGAAGGCGCTTTCTGTGCTGCGTCTACCGTCAAACCAAGCGACTGTAAGTATTTCAGGAACGTAGGAACCGTCACATTATCTAATTTCCCATTCTGGTCAATGAAACCATCATCAGCAATCAGATCAATTCTCTTTGCGAGGACTCTCGAAGCTGCAACAAGCGCCGAATTCTTCGCAGAAAGACCAGAAGCGTTACGCAATGAACGTTCCAGAGCATCCGAAACACTTAAAAACTCAAATTTTACCGCCATGTTTAACCTTATTCCACCTCTCGCGCGCGACCCCTATCAAAAACATCGGGGAGAGGGGAACACTCGCACGCGGGAAGTAAGCCAGCCAACAAGTCTCCAGCGATCCGAACGCCCCCTATCCCCCTTGTGAGGGTAGAATTTTTTTCACAAGATTCTTTTTCTTGCAGTGTTTGATCCAATACGATGCTGTTCTTGTACTTATCGCATAAGCTTTTGACACTTCAACGACAGGTTTAAGACCGTTGTCTATTGCGGTGTTGTATATGTCTGCTACTTCTCTCAGGAAGTCTTCAGTGAGTTTCGCTCGGCCTTCGGGTTTTGTTACTTTCATCTCCGGCATTGCTTGTTGCAGAAGTTCGTGTATTCGTATGCTCCGCAGGTCGGTGCCTGTTATATCTCGGCCTTGCAAGTGGATGTCGACAACCTTGTTTGGTTTGTCCGTGTCATCAATGGTGAGTGTGGCTGTCGTGTCACCATTGATAGCAAGGAAAAGCTGTCTGTTCATTATCGCAATCCTTAATACCATTGTCTGCTGTGTATTCCGAGACTGAGCTTGGGTGGCTTGTTGCTTCGTAGCACGTTGCATATCTTGTGGGCGTGTCTGAAGTTTGCCGGATCGTATTGCAGTGTTGGGTCTACGCTGACTGGAACGTAGTGATCGAGTTCGTGTGAGTCGTCGGCGCTTCCTGGTTTGAGTGTGTAGTCGATGGGTTGTCCGCATAGCCAGCATGGTGCGTTCTCTCGTTGTCCTTGTTCGAAGAACTGATCACGTTGCTTCTGGAACGCTCGCGTACTGACGCGCTTCTTAGTTGCCATGCGCTAGTCTCCCTGCGTATGTGTTGCCCTGCTCTCGTCTGCGCTTGGATTATGGCGAGGCAGGGCAAGTATGTGCTGTGATGGTATCTTTGTCCCGTTGTTTGGTCTTATGGTTCGATGATCCGTAGCCCATGTAGCTTACGGTCTTTGACTCGGAAGGTGAGGACTCCGGGGTTGGATTCTTCACCGTTCATGCGGGTCACCCAGTTGCTTCCGGATTCGAGTGCTGGGCATCCGAGTATGAGTCGGTGCCGTGATTCGGATGCTGCGAAGTGATGGTAGTGTCCGTGGATGAGTACGTTCGAGGTGGCGTATCTGCTGCCTGGCAATGCTGCCTGGTTGGCGAGCCATTGGCCCATGTTCTCGATGCGCTTCGCGTCATGCCCATGGGTGAGTGCGATGTGCAGTCCTTCGATGTCGATGAATGCGCCGGACTCCAATGGTTCGGGGATGATGAACTCTGGTTCGAGGTCGGTTTCCAACAGTTCGAACGCATCTCGTATGCCGCGCAGGTTTTCCAGCCCCCAGTCGCCGTGTCGGTTCTGCATGCCGTTCTGCATGCGTTCTGCTGCATGGTTGCTGTCTACGCCGCTGACGATCGTATGTCCTGCGTATGGTGCGAGGCTGACGGTGGCTTCGGTGATGAGCCGTCGTGCGACGCGAAGCTGTTCGGACTGGGTGATGTCGTTCGATGATGCCTGGGAGATGGAAGTGTGGTTGCTCCATCCTTCGCAGATGTCGCCAAGATCGCAGATGGCTATCGTGCGCGGGTTCTCCGCTGCCGCGATGTCCACGAGCTGTCCGAGTACGTTGTGGAATCTGTCGATGAGTTCCGGAGTGCCACCGTGCTTCTCGTCCGCCTTGCCGGTCTGCAGGTCAGCGAAGCATATGACGAGCGGCTCGCCGTCGGCGGACTGCTGTCCGAGCGCAGGCTTTAAGGGTTGTATCTTCGAAGCGAGTATGTGCGCTATGTGTTCTCGTTCTGGTGTGCGTCGGGTAAATCCGAAGAAGATGCTGCGGCGTACGCCGTGCGCCGTCTCCTTCGTCCATATCTGCTTCTTGGCGTTGGTCACTACCCATTCGGCGGGATCCAGGTTCGCGAGTTTGAGCAGGTCGTTATCGCTGCCGATGAGCGTTCCGTCTACCAGACCGGTTGCCGCCGTGCCATCGTCGCCGTCTATCTCGGCATGTGGCTGATACTGTGACGGCAATGCCGCCATGCTTTCCAATTGTTCCGCTTCGCTAGCGAGTGACATGCGCTCGCCTCCATGAGCTGATCGAGGATTCGGTACCGTCGTAGCCGTGGTTGGCGAGTACCTTGAGCACCGTGCGCGACGAGATGGTGAGATTAGATGCGAGGCTTTCCACGTCTTCGCGTTCGAGCTTGTCCTGGCTGTCTATCCACCGGTCGAGCTTGAATCTGTAACGCTGCAGATTGTTACTGTCCTGCACACGGACCGCCTCGTCCAACAAGCTCATATGTCAGCTCCTAGGTTGAATGTGCTCTGCTCATGTCTGCCACCGTGTGGCGTGCTGGGATGTGGCATGGCAGAGCAAGTGTGGTGCCTGGTGGTGAAAGGTGTAAAGGCCACCGGGCAGTTATGTGCAGGCGGAGGCTTGGATACTGCTCTCGGAGCATCACATTTCAGCTTGCCTGACCTCTAGTGAGGATTATGGTGGTGCCCACCAATGGTGGGCATTCGCATAGCGATCAACCTATACGGGATGCACTCGGATCCATTGACCTTGCATCCATCGTTCCTCTGACGGGAGTCGAACCCGCTCCGGCATGGAGCCGGAATCACCACTGATCGGAGGAATCATGCCGCCCACTATTTGACGGCAAGAATGGTTGGTCGACTTATAGGCTCGACCGGTACCCGAAACGCTCTAGCGCACCGGAGCGTGTCTACGTGCAGGTATGCGAAGGGCCCGGTGTTATCCGAGCCCCGCATATGAAAATATCGAATAATACAAGTTATACCGGTGACAGTCAGCCTTCGCAAATAACGGTGACAGTTAGCGACTGTAGGCTGCCCAGATGTCCCAGAGCAGGTACACGGGCTTGTCTCCTTGCTGACCTACTGGCTTGATGTAGCCTCGTTTGCGCCATTGGTTGATGGTGTTGCGTTTCACTTCGATCCCGCAGCTTTTGAGTAGTTTGCTGAGTGCTGCCGCGGTGCCTTGTGCGTCGGATATGGCGAGTTTGAATATCCTCTGCTCCTGTACTGATGGGATGTTGATGGTTTGTCCGCAGTTGCATGGTTGCCATCCTGCTGCCAAATCGTCTTCGCTGCTCCATACGTCGTCTCCGCAGTAGGGGCATTGTCCGATGAGGATGCGTGATTGTGGTGGCTCCAATTGTCGGTCGAGTCGTCTGCTGGCGATGGTGGCGAGCGTGTGGATGCTGGCCGCGTCCCTGCGTTGCATCAATGCTGGTGTGCGTGATGCTGCGCCTTTCAGCAGGCTTTCGGCGGGGAGTTTCCGGTATGGGAGTTTGAGCACCCCGGCTAGGGTGATGGCGTATTTTTCGATGCTTTGCTGTAGCTGCCATGCTCCCGCGTTCAATGGGATCGGGGCGACCGTGCGTGACCCGTGGCCTTGTTCGCGTGCCATGACACTTGCCTTCTTCGCGGCGACGATACGCAGGTCTGGCAGGCGTGCGGCCAGGTGACGCAGTGTGTGCGCCAGTCCGGTCGTGCAATTGCCGCATACTCTCCCTCCGCTGGTTTCCGCGCCGCATACCTGGCAGCCGACGATGACGGTTACCATGTTGTTGGCCCCTTGTCTGCGAGTGATTGCCGGAGTCCGTTGATGACGTTCTGGTTGTACCCGAATTCGCGGCGGAGTTGTTCGTCGTCGGCTCCTTCGCGGATGAGTTGGATCGCGTGCTCGTACTGTTTCTCACGACTCATGCGGTGCCTCGCTTTCGTAAGGGTTGAACTCTCTGGGGTGTTGTCCGGGTGTACATGCTCCGTCTACCCAGCCTTCATCCCAGGCCTTTGCTTTCACTTTGCGTAGCCAACGGTCGAATTCATCGCGCATGGCCTGTTTGTCGAAGTTGTAGGGGTCCACGTTGGGGAGCCATCCGAGATTGCCTCGTTCCTGGTACTGGGATCGCACTTCCTCTGTGGTTGGCGTATATGCCTCGTTTTGTACCCCAGCGGGCTTCGTGTGCTCTTGGGAATGGTAATGGCTATCCTTATCGGTCTTGATGTCTACCGGGCCGCTCTGAGGGCTGTCATGGTGTTCAGTCATCCGAATCACCACCGATACCCAAAGCTTCCGCAATATCGGGTTGCAAATGTGTGAGTTGGTTGTCATTAATCTGCCAGAGGGCCGATTCAGCGTCCACAGTGGCTGAGCCATAACTGGCATCATTCGACAAAGCAATCAGGTTGGCTATCCGTAGCTGTTTGGCAATCGCAATGAGAGCGTGCGCCTGCGATAATTGGGCCTGTGCGGTCGCTTTCTCAACGGAGACTCCTGTGGGACTGAAGAGTACATCCAAAGCCTTATCCGCTTGTTCGATGTGGTTGGTCATGTTGTTTCTCCTAAAACGTCGTGTAGGTTCATGCGGTCGATGCGACCTGCGAAGTGGTGGCCGATGTGTTTGCGGGGTTTGTGTTCCGGTGGTTCGAGCACGTGGCCGCGTGACTGTTCGGCGGCTTGTGCCACGGCTTGGGTGAACGGGATGCCCTGGTTCACGAGTTTCGGCGCCTGTCTGGCCGCCAGCCATAACGCGTCGCCGTCGAGTCCCGCTTGGATGAGCGCGGTGTCGATCTCGTTCCTGGTGAGCTTCGCGGCGGGACGGTTGGCTTTCACCAGGTCGGCGATATCGCCGGGTTGGATCATGCCGAAATCGTGGTGCGTGCCGAACCATCGCGCCACCGCCGCTAGACACTCCTGGAGGGTCGGGTCGCATGCGTCGTTGATGATCTGGGCGAACAGGATCGCGTCGTCCTTCGTGGCGCTGCGATGGTCGATGTGCTTGACGGCAGTCATCAGATCCCAGGCGTCAATCGGTGAGAGCAAGACGGCCACCTCCCCGCTGTTCCGATTCGAGTTCGGCACGGATGCGCCGATCCTCGTCCCATTCGGCCTGAGCCTTCTGAGACTTCGTGAGATAGCCGACAGCGGTGGCTCCCTTGGTTGGCAAGGGGCCGTCCGCCCATCTGCCGTCGTTAAGCCAGCCCTGCGGGTACTTCGTGTAGCCGGGATCTCGGTTGGGGTCATCACGATAGCGTCGGGCACCTTCGATGATCTCCGAGGAGGCGGCCTTCCTGAGTGCTTTCCTGAAGGCCTTGAACGCGGCTGACTTTCCGTTCTTCAGCGGATACGTCTGCCAGAATCTTTCGAAATCATCGGGATACGTTTCTCGCTTGGAATCAGCTTTTTTGCTGGTTGTATCTATTGCCGTTGCTGTTGTATCTATTGCCGTTGAATCTATTGCCGTTGCAGTTGTAGTTAGCGAACCCTTTACCGAAGGGTTACGCAAAGGGTTAGGCAAAGGGTTAATTTCATCCTGTTTAACCCTTTCCGAATGGGTTAAATCATCCAGCTCAGCCCCTTTGCCCCAATCCAGGACGGCATCATCCACGTCATCGCCATCGAGCGAGTCCTCCAACTGCGATATCAGCAGCTCAATGAAATCCTTCGTAGATCTACCGGTACGCTCGTTGACCTTCGCAGGCAGATGCGAGGTATCCAACCTCGATATCTCACCGCGGATCACGGCACGAATCGTCTCAGAGAGCACCTGTTGCGCGGTCCCCTTGATGGAGATCATCATATTGGGGCTTTTCCAACCACCATCCCACTTGATATATGAGCGGATCAGCAGCTCCTCGCAATCCATGTCAACCACCACGAACCTACGCGATGCAAGCACCCGCAAATCGTCCAGGATGCCGTCTGCATCCTGATCCCCGACACACTTCGCCCACCTGCGCAACGCGATCGTGATCGTCCCCGCATTCGATAGATCAGGCTGACTCGTCAGAAACATATACGTCCGCTGAGCCGAAGCAGGCAACGAAATAAAGTCACGATTCGACCATATTTTTATGTAGAGCTTGCCGTAATCACGCGCCATCATCATCACCTTCTTCCTCGCATCTATCAGTAATGGTGAATGTGAGCATATGAAGCCTGTATGCAAGCATGAGAGTAAACACACAGAAAGCTGCCAGATGTATCACGACAAGCAAATATCTGCCCGTTACCAAGTTGGCACCCATAAAGAACATGGCTACACACATGAAAGCAATGCAATACCAGATCCAGAACTTGCGTGCCCTGTATTTCGTCACCGTTACACGCTCACTCATCGACGCTCACCGCCTTACGAGCGGCCAGGAGCATACGCTTCGCATTAGCCCGAAATGCTTCCCGATCCTCATAAACCATGCAATCCCACGGCTCACCAAACCCGTCCTCGGCCTCCTCTCGGGCCTCCAAACGAGCCATAGCCTCAATCTCCGCTTCCGTAGGCGCGGCGGTACGGCCAGCAACATAAGCGTCCCTAGCAGCCGCGGCTTCTGTAAACATGTCATTCCCGAAAAAATCAATACCCATCGGATAATCGGAACGTGGATACCGTTTCAGTGCTTCCTGCTCGGCGATACTCATTCCGCCACCGCCTTACGAGCAGCTTCGAGCATGTAGACCGCGTATTGCTTGGCTCTGGATTGCGTATCCTCGCTGGAATCTTCCCAACGGGGCATCGAATCAGGGTAAACACCATGCAACGTATTAACAGCCGTAATGGCCGACGCCTCAATCTCCACGTCGGTAGGCGTAGCAGTGCGACCTTGCTCATATGCTTCTTGGATGTCGGATGACTTGATTCCCTCTAAATAGCATTCCTTCCCTAGATAACCTTTTCGGGGCTCGTGATTAGGCCAGTATCGAGTAGGGAAATACCGCGCAGCTTCCTGTTCGGCGATACTCATTGTTGTTCCTTACGATGGTTGGCGATCATTGGGAACAATCCGAGACTCAATTCGTTATTAATTCTTCGAAATTCTGCCTGGCGCTCGTCGTAATCAGTAATTGTGTTAGCCGAACAAACTTTGTCTCGATAAGATTCGCTATACAAAGCATCAACAACAAGCTTCTGCTCACCCTCGGTAAGCGTGAGTGCCTCCGCTCGTACTCGAGCATCATGAGCGGCAAGCCAACGGTCAAAATTCTCTTCGTTCCGCGCGATCGCCTCGGCCGGGATCTCCGTATACACCCCCAGCCTTCCCTGCACGAAAGCGTCCTTAATGTTCTGCGTCGAAAGCAGATGTTCCTGTGTCATGATTCCTCCTCGATGATGCCGTGGCCTGCGATGCGTGCCAGGGTGCGTAGGTCGGTGAGTACCATGTAGTCGCCCGGGTTGGTGACCCTGACCGGTTTGAATGCGACCACATAGTATGGGGCGTCGGCATTGCCCGCTTCGAGACGGGCCTCACCGAGCCACTGCTTCAACTCGTAGGTCTTATGGTTCTTCACTTCGATCACCACGGGTTCGCCGTGGATGCGCACGCCGGTCACATCGCCCACGTCACGCGTGCCGTGCAACGTCTCACGACGTATCGTGTTCTCACTGTCCCCAAGCACCCTGCGCAGGTAACTGACGACCGCGGTCTCCGCCAGAGTGCCTTTCTGTTTCTGTCTGCTCATGCTTGCTCCCAGTACTCGTCGAGGAAATGATTCACGCCACTCATGCAATGCCCCTGAGCGTTGAGATCGTCCCCGCAGTACGGGCAATGCTCGAAATCAGGAGGCGTCTCAGCCGGATAGTCATGGTTGAACATCATGCCGCCCCTTCGATCAATGGGCGTGCGGATAAACGCGTGCGCAGACTCATAGCGAGATATTCCTCATTGAGATCGATTCCCACGTATCGTCTCCCCAATTTGTTCGCTGCCTGCCCGGTGGTACCCGAGCCGCTGAACGGGTCGAGCACCACGTCGCCAATGCGACTCCCCGCCTTGATGCATCTCTCGGGGAGAGCCGTGGGGAACGTGGCGAAATGAGCGCCCGTGAACGGTTGGGTGTTGATCTCCCACACGTCCCGCATATTGCGTCCAAGAGTCACATCACCGACTGCCTTCATCGCTCCGTTACCTTTTCCTGGCACCCTGTCAGAACCCCGTTGGGATTCGATACGCTGGTGCAAACGCAGGACGCTTGCCTGCGACAACGGTTCGCGCACGGCATCGTTATCGTAGAAATACCGAGCCTGCTTGCAGAACATGAATATCTGCTCGTGCGCCTTCGTCGGACGATCCGTCACGGATTCAGGCATTTTGTTTGCTGCATGCCAGATGATCTCGCTACGAAGAATCCACCCGTCATCCTGCAACGCGAACGCGCTACGCCACGGAATGCCGAGAAGATTCTTCGGCGAACGGTCGAAGACACGGTGATCGCTATCCGCAGTGATCTGCGCCGCGTCGTGTTTTCTTCCCTGCAATTGGCTATTGCCCCCACGCCCCCAGGAAGGGCGAGAAGCATACGAATCAGCAAGATTCAGCCATAGCGTACCGTCATCACTCAGCACACGTTTGGCTTCATGGAATACACTCACGATCCGTTGAACATATTCGTCAACGGTCCTCTCCATCCCCATCTGACCCGCGACATGATAATCACGCAGCCCAAAATACGGAGGGCTGGTAACGATGCAATTCACTGACCCTGCGGGAAGACTCGCCAAAACTGTCTCGGCGTCACCAAGCAGAAGACGCAGAGAAGCATCCTCATAAAATGTCCTCCAATCAGAACTCGGGGTCGCCATTATTGCCTCCCCACGAATCCGTAGGGTTGTTGAACGACCCAGACTGGTATCCCGCAGGCATCGCGCCACCCGACTGCTGGGCCGAGGATTGCGACTGACGCTGCTGGCCGGTGCCCGTCTGCTGTCTGGGGATGATGGTCACGTCATTGCGGTCCAGGGGGATGAACACGATGTCCGCGCTCATGTCCAGGTTCGTTTTGCCCTGGTACTCGTCGGACGTGACCAGGCCGTAAGCGCCCACGCGATCGCCCTTGTGCAGGCTGTTGAGTACGTGCTCCGCCTGATATATGTCCCACACCGTGACGCGATACCACAGCACCGGTGCATCCTGCCACTGGCCCTGCTTCTTGACTCTCGGTGTGACGCCGATGCTGATGCGTGATATCTGTTTGCCGTTGACCTGCTGGAATTCGGGGTCGCGCCCCAGATTGCCGATCACCAGGCTTGGAATACCATTAAGCATTGTTTCTCCTCATTGTTCTGCGATTGAATGTTGTGTCGTGTTTGGCGGATGCCACTTGGTTGCACATGAGATCGTGGGATATCGCGTGTGCGCAACCGCCCTCGCTGGCGGTGGACTTGCAGGTAGGGCACCAACCCCAACCGCCCGCACAACGCTGACAGCGGCAATCTCGATGCCTTGTAAAACTCATCGGCCCATCTCCCTGTCCACGAGGCTGATGCCCTCACCGATCCACCGCATCACCGGCACCGCCATACTGTTGCCGAGAGCCTTGTACCGAGCCGAGTCGGGAGCATGCGGCTTGCCCCGGTACGAAATGTCCGTATACCCGTCAGGGAAACCCTGCAGTCGTTCGCACTCCTTAGGGGTGAGGCGACGCAGCATGCCGCTGTAAGGCGGTTTCACCGCAGGCGTTTTCGTCGTGCCCAATGTCGGGGAGGTCTCCTCACTCAGACTCAACCCGCCGGATGCCGCGTTATCAGCACCGAACACATAACTCGTGCTCTTAACTGTCGCGTCTATCAGGAGACGGCCACCATGAACGCTCTGATTGTCAAGGAACTGCTTGTCCCCATCGGTCGCGCACAACGCGGGGAACACGTCATCACCATTACTGGTATGCGACATATTCGAACCACTGCCCGTAGCGCAGTACACGAAGGTCTGCTGCTTGATTCCGGGCTGGGCGGCCAATGCGCCTGCGCAGTCATGCAGGTCGCGCACCTCGTCACGCTGGTTCTGCGCGAATGCAACCGCATGCCTATCAGTACCAGTGAGTGTGAAGGCACCATCTTCGTCGGGATCCGTCACGCCGAGCTGATGGCCGCCGTTCATGTCGTCTCGTCCGATGATGTTGCCCGCGATCTGATAGACCGCCGGATTATGCTCGGTCTTGAGTGTCGGCGACAGCTCCTCGGAAACGGCTAGACTTCGCGCGTTGGCTCCCGCGTTGTAATTGAAGCCTGCCGTTCCAACGCCATTCGCAGCTCTTTTGGTAAGGGCTTGCCTCTTTGCTCGGCTCGACGCAGAATCCCATTGCACGCTCTCGCGCTCAAAAAGTACCGGGCCGGCACGCCGCCAGTCTCGAGTATTGACGACAAGGAACACACGACGGCGTCGCTGGGCCACTCCACTGAACTGAGCGTCCAGCACTCGCCACGCCGCCCCTCCATCAGGCCAGAGTTCGGCCACGGCCCCGAGCAGCGTTTGGAAAGCTCGTCCCCCTTGAGCAGAGAGCGCCCCGGGCACGTTCTCCCAGACGATCCACTCCGGATCAATCGCATGGCAAGCCCGGATATACTCGAGCATGAGCTGGCCGCGAGGATCATCCAACGCCTTCCTGAGTCCCGCGATCGAGAACGCCTGGCAGGGGCTTCCTCCAACGACAACATCGGCTGCATGCCTGTACTCATTCCAATACACCTTCGTCATGTCCCCCAGATCGGGGACGTTTGGATAACGGTTCGCCAATACGGCCTTGGGGAACGGCTCAATCTCCGCGAATGCGACAGGCTCCCAACCCAACGCACCCCACGCGCACGACGCCGCCTCGATACCACTGAACAGGCTGATATACCTCATAGCTTTACCTGCCCCGCCGTAAACCACGCACCCACCAGCGACACGGGGAATATGACCAGCCAGGGCATGAGCCCCAAGCCGGAAGCAGCGGCAGCCACCAGCCAGACGAAACTCAGGAACGCCATAGCACAGGAAACGATCAGCAGCAGGAAAATGACTAGGAACCAGATTGCGTTGACAGTGGTATCACTCATGATGCGCCCCCAGTGCCTGCTGGGTGCGAGAGACGACCAGTTCAGGGCCGGAGAGCAACTGTTCGGCCTCCACCATCGTCAGTTCACTGGTGGCCTGAATATCGCGGCCTGTGAGAGCGCTGAGTGCCTGTGCCGCCTGTTCCTTGCCTTGCACCCCACCCTGAACCAGGAGTCGAGAAATCTGTAGGCAATCCTCTTTCGACGGGGATGGTTCCACAGGTGTTTCATTTGCTGTAACTGTTACGAGACGGGTATCGGCATTATCCGCGGATTGCATTTCATCCGACGTGTACAGTCCGGACAAATCCTGCGGGAATGCTTTCCGCAACGCCAACGCCTCGGCGCATTTCCCCAGCATGATCGCGGGCTTGGAAGCCCACATGCTATTGACTACCTGCTGTCCGCTTTTTTTGTCGTATCTCGTGCCCGCATATTCCGCATAGGTGGCAACGCCGGTAAATGTTCCGCCCGCCCGCTGAACGACCGCTTTCGCGGCCATCGGCGGGTGTTGGGGGTCCAGCCACACGTCATGCCATACCGCGTCTGAGCCACACCACAATATTTCTGGTTCCCCGTATGTGTCATGGTGCAGATCGGCAGCCCTGCGGGCAATGAGGCGAAACCCGTCGATACCGACCTGGATGGTCTGTTTCGTCACCCAGTCGCCGCCCACTTTTGTTTTACGGCCGATCATGTAGATCTGTTTGGCGAACGGGTCCAGGCCGGTACGCTGCACCTGATGGAAGAACACTTCCAGATCGCCCTGGCTAGCATCCTGCACGCCCATCTGCTGCAACGCGGCAACCTGCGTCGACGTGAACGTGTTCTGTTCGTTCGTGATCGTCAGTTCGCTACCCATCAGTACATCACCTCCTCACCCGTCTGACTGCCACCGTCGATGCCGAGCAGTGCGCCAGCCTGCCGTTGCGCGGTCAGGTCATTCATGACTTCGCTCCACGCTTTGACCTTCGATGTGGCCACCGAATCGGCGCGGGCACCGGACAGTTCCACACCATCGGGCTGCTCGCCACCGTGGTCACGCACCAGCTTCTCGATCTCATCCGGTTTCGTAATGAACTCCACCGGATACAGGACCTCCTCCACACTCGACTTCTCACCATTCATGGCGAGCCACTGGCCGAACGCGACAGGGTCCTTCACCCGCCACCGGGATTCACTGCCACGCTTGTAACTCACCACGCCCAGCGCCGTGGTCAGATGCTCCCTTGGGTCCAGGTGGTCGGTCAGATAGCCGCGCAACGCGCTCTCCGAATCCTTCAATTGGCGCAGCATCGACGTCACCAACGCCAACTGTTTCGCCGCCTCGATGGGAGTGATCTCACCGTCTGCTATGAGTTCCTTGATGCTGTTCATTTGGTGGCCTCCTTGACCTGGCCGTCCTCGATGATGATCGCTCCGGGATCCCCGGTACCGACCCGCTCCATGAGGACCTGGTAATCGTGCTGTTCGGCGGTCTGCGCCACCAGGGCGAGAGCGTCATCGTCCAGGAGGGAACCGTCCTTGATGCGGATGACGCGCAGTTTCGGGTTCGACGCCATCGCGATCGCCAAGGACACTCGCAGCTGCTC